CCGAGGCGTTTGCTGAGGCTGTACTCGCTCTCGCCGGACTCGTAGGCGGCCACGATCTCTCCATCGGGGAGCACGAGGTGTCGCCGCGGTGGGATGCCCCGGCGGGACCGCTCACGGTGGAGAGTCGTGTTGCTTACGCCAGTCGCGGCCAGGATCTCGCGCATCGGCTCTCCGGCCAGGTAGCGAGTGATCGCGTCGTCAAGGTGGAGCGGGTTCAGTGGAGTGGCCATGTGTACAACCTCACGTCTGCCGAGGGCTGGTATAGCGCGGATGGCTTCATTGTATCAAACTGCGACTGCCGGAATATCCCTCAAGTCGAGTCCCTGGACACCGACCTCGCCGTGAACGCGGCCGAGTACCTCGAGTCCCTGGACGACGCCGGGCTCGCCAAGACCCTGGGGTCGAAGGCGAACGCGCAGGCGTACAAGGACGGCGCGGACCTGAACCAGCTCATCAACGCCTACCGGCGCAAGGGCGCGGTGTCCACGGCCCAGCAGTACGGCCGCACCGTGAAGTACACGACGTCGGGCACGACGAGCCGCGGCCTGGCCTATCGGGCGATGTCGCAGATGCGCGCGAACCAGAGGCTCGACGCCCGCGGCCGGAACATCATCACGACCCGCCGGCTGATGCCGGAGAGCGTGTACCAGATCGCGAAGGACCCTGCCGACGCGCAGCGGCTCCTTCGGCTCTACGGCTGGATTCTCTAGCCCCACAGATTCCCGACCGCGCGATGCGGACCCGGGTGAACACCCAGCGATTGGGAGACCGCAATGTCGGAGCCAACCGGCGCGCCCGCACAGGGCACGCCTACTACCGAGCCGCAGACGCAGCCGAACCAGCCGGGCGAGCCGGCAGGCGACGAGCCTCTGGGCGCTGGCGGCATCAAGGCGCTGCAGGCTGAGCGGGACGCCCGCGCAGCCGCCGAGAAGTCCGCCGCCGGACTGCAGGCGCAGCTCGACGAGATCGCCAAGGCGAACATGTCCGAGCTGGAGAAGGCCCAGCAGGCAGCCAAGGAGTCCCAGGAGGCCGCCGCGAAGGCGACCGCTGAGGCACTGCGCTACCGCCTGGCTGCCGCGCACGGCATCAGTGCCGAGCCGGGTCCGAACGGTGAGCCGTCGGACGCGGAGACGTTCCTCACCGCGGCTGATGAGGCCGGCATGACCATGCAGGCTCAGCGGCTCGCCGCACGCCTGACTGCACAGGGTGACGCTCCGACGTTCCCCCGGCCCGACCTCACGCAGGGGTCTGGCCGTGACACCGCGAACGCCCCCAGCGCGGGCGCGGACTTCCAGAAGTTCATGAACGCTCAACTGGGCTGACGCCCATCCACGGAAGGGGCCGACATGGCCACCCAGCTTTCAAGCGTCAACTCGACGCTCCTCCCGGCAACCATCGCCGGGCCCATCTTCGAGAAGGCCGAGGAGCTGTCTGCCGTGCAGCAGCTCGCACGGCGCGTGCCGCTCGCCCTGACGGCGAACACCGCGGTGCCCGTGTCCATGGACATCCCGGCCGCTGGCTGGGTGTCTGAGGGCGGCCAGAAGCCGGTCGGCTCTGGTGCCGTCGGCGTCAAGCAGATGGTCGGCAAGAAGGTCGCTCTCCTGGTGCCGGTCTCCGAGGAGGTCGCGCGCACCAACGCGGCCGGTCTCTACAGCCAGCTCCAGCAGGACCTCCCGGTCGCCATCGCCCGCGCGTTCGACCACGCCGCGATCCACGGCAAGGACCTGCGCACCGGCGGGGCGGGCCCGTTCGCGGACTACCTGCTCGCAGGCGCCGGCGCGGTCGAGCTCGGCACCGCCACCCAGGCCAACGGCGGCATGTTCGCCGACCTGGTCAACGGCGAGAAGCTCGTCGTGGACGCCGGGTTCGACTTCTCCGGCTTCGCCGCCGACCCGCGGCTGCGCCCCACGCTCAAGCTCGGCACGGACAACACGGGCCGCCCGCTGTGGGTGGACTCGCCCACGCAGGGCATCAACGCCGGCACCCTGATCGGGTACCCGGCGACGTACAACCGTGGCGTGTCCGGCGCGTACCGCCGTTCGGGCTCGCGCGTCCAGCTCGTGACCATCACGGGCACCCCGACCGGCGGCACGTTCACCCTCACCCTGGGTGGTGTCACGACCGGGGCGCTGGCGTACAACGCTGCTGCCGCCACCGTGCAGACCGCGGTTCGCGCCCTGGGCGCCCCGTGGGCCGCTGCGACGGTCACCGGCTCTGCCGGCGGCCCGTACACGGTCACCCTGGCGCCCGTCGGCGGGGCCTCGGGCCCGATCACCGCGGACGGTGCGCTCCTGACCGGCGGCACCTCGCCGGCCGTGGTCGTCACCCAGACGCCGGAGGCGGACACCAACCTCCGTGCCCTCGGCGGCGACTGGTCGCAGGCCGCGTGGGGCTCCGGCATGGACCTCACCATCAAGGTGTCGGACACCGCGTCCTACGTGGACGAGGCAGGCGCCACGCACTCGGCCTTCCAGGAGAACCTGGTCCTCCTGCTGGTCGAGGCGCACTTCGGCTTCGTGACCTCGGGTGTCGCTGGCGCGTTCACCGCGTACAACGACGCTTCCTGATCGAGAGGGGTGGGGTGACCGATGACGTACGCAGGCGTTTCTGACGTGGCGGCCGAGCTCGGCCGCCCCACTCCGACCGACGCTCCGACGATCGCCCAGTGGGAGCGCTGGCTGTCGCGGGTCGAGAACATGATCCGTGCGCGGATCCCCGACCTCGACGCGCTGGTCACGGCGGGCACTCCGTCCGAGGCCATCGTGGTCGACGTCGAGGCCGCCGTGGTGGCGCGCAAGGTCCTCAACCCTGAGGGTCTGCGGCAGGTCACCCGGGCGATCGATGACGGCTCGGTCACCAAGACCGTGGACCAGACGCGATCCTCGGGTGAGCTGATGCTGACGGACGACGAGTGGGGCTTCCTGCTGCCGACGGCCGAGGCGGAGGCGTTCTCGACCCGACCCGGCTTCGAGCCGGACACCGGCACCCCAGCGGGTGTCTGGTGGTGAGCGGCCTGGGCGCCGAGCTGATGGCGCAGCTACTCGAGTCCCGTGCCGACGCCGAGTCCCTCATGCTCGACGCCTGCGCGATTGTCCGCCCGGGCGGGACCGTCACCGACCCGAACACGGGCGAGACTTCCACGCCCAGCCCAACGGTCTACACAGGCAAGGCAAAGGTTCAGACCTACGAAGCCCAAGAGTCGAACCCGGAGGCGGGCGGCGCGACCATGACGGTGCAGCGGTACACGCTGCACATCCCGGTCGGCTCGTACGCCCCCGAGGTCGGCGACGTCGCGACCATCACGGCCGCGGCCGCCGACACGAACCTCGTGGGCCGCAAGTACCGCGTGGTCGCGCTGCTCCACAAGAGCCTCACGACGGCGTACCGGCTCGGGGTCGAGGAGGACGTCTGATGGCTGCGAGCAACGAGCTCCGCGCGTTCTCGGCGGACCTGAGGGCCGCAGGGTCACGGGTCGCGGGCAAGGTCCGTCCTGTCGTCCACAAGGGCGCGGGGAAGATCAAGAAGCAGCTCCGCGCCGAGATGGGCGACTCGACGCACTTCAAGGGCATCACGCCGAGCATCGACTACTCGATGCGGTCGGGCCTCGGCTCGGGCGGCGGGTTCATCGAGGCGGAGATCGGGCCCCGCAAGGGCAAGCCCGGCTCGCTGGCGAACATCGCCTACTTCGGCGGCTCGCGCGGTGGCGGCACCGTGGCGGACCCGAAGGGCGCGCTGGAGGCGGAGGCCCCGCACTTCGAGAAGGCCCTGGCTGACGTGCTGGGAGGGCTGCTCAAGTGATTGCCCACCTGAACGCGGTCAAGGCGCTTCTGGTGCCGGAGGGCCGCCCGGTGCACGTGCTCGACGCGACGGGCGAGACGTCCTACCCCTACTTCCTGGTGTGGCCGTCCACGGGCGCCCCGGGGCCTGATGGTGCGCTCGACCAGAACGCGGACCTGTCGTTCCTGATCGGTGTGACCGCCGTCGGGGCCACGGTGGACTCGGCGGGGATCGTGGCGCGCAACGGGAAGGCCCGCCTGGGCCCGTCCAAGCCTGTGCCGCTGGTCGTCGCGGGCCGTCTCGCGTGGATCCGGTGGGAGGGGCTCGCGACGGCGAACGTCGACCGTGACGTCACCCTGCCGGGCTCGAACACGCATCCCGCCTTCGAGGCGCACCTGTACCGGGTCGAGTCGGCCCCGGCCTGACCCCAACCCCACCAGAAAGGCCCCCGCTCGTGGGGTCTCCTCACGATGCCCAAGGAGGGCTACGTCATGCAGTTCATCGACGTCTGGCGCAAGGACACGGGCGTGAAGGTCCGTGTCCCGAAGCACTGGATGAGCGACCCCAAGCTGGGGGAGCCGTTCACCACCACCGAGCCCAAGGCCGACCCGGCCCCGGCCAAGGCCGCCGACGCGGCGAAGGGGAAGTGATCCGAGATGCCCAAGTCTCTCGCGGACGGCAAGACCAAGTTCACCGTCCTGACCGCGGAGCCGGCCGACCCGGCAGCGCCCACGATCACGGAGCTGAACGCGGGGATCCAGGCTGCGGCCAACATCCTCGCGTCGGACTTCGTGTTCGGCGCCACCGACTCGGACACGGTCGGCGAGCGGTCCCTGGCCGACAAGAACAACGTGAACGCCCTGTCGGCGTCGAACTACTCGGCGGGCATCACGGTGTTCCGCTACTTCGACGCGACGACTGGTGCCGTGGCCCCGGCCGAGGACACCGTGTTCGCGGCGGTCAAGGCCAAGGGCACCGAGCTGTGGTGCTACGCGCGCAAGAACGGCACGGACGCCACGACCGCGTGGGTGGCCGCTGACGAGATCTACCTCGGCGCGAAGGTCATCACGGACGAGCCGCAGCCCCCGAGCGACCTCGGCGGCTACATCAAGTACCGCTCTCCGATGCAGGTGCAGGAGGCGTGGCCGTTCATCGCGGCTGCCGCCGGCGCCTGATCCCTCCGAAGACCCCCGGCGGCGCGTGCTTTTCACGGGGTCGCGCGCCGTCGGGCACCACCAGCATGACCACCCCGTGACCACCCCGTGAACCCGTAAGGAGTACCCCGTGAGCATCAACAAGACCGAGTTCGAGGCCACCGACGTCGACGTCGAGGACTGGATCGGTGGCGTCTCGTTCTTGCAGGCGTCGCACACGATCTACCGCAACCCCGCGATGTGGGCCGACTACCAGCCGGTGCTGAACCGGATCGAGGTGCTCGAGCGGGAGCTCGACGACCTGACCGTGCAGCACGAGGACGACGTCGTCGAGGAGCGTCCGCTCGCCGGCGGCGCGGCCCTGACGTACGCAGTCCCGACGGCGGACCGGGCGCTGGGCGAGAAGCCCGTCGAGGACCCGCACGTTTCCGAGCTCCGCGCCGAGCTCGACAGCCTCAAGGCCCGCGCCAACGACATGTGGGAGCAGTACGCCTCCGACGTCGAGGTGTGGCGGCTGCGCAAGCTCGAGGACGAGGAGGCCGCAGCGATCAAGGACGTGGTCGGCGAGCCCCCGGCCGAGCCTCGTGCGCCGAGCAAGAACGCGAAGCCGCAGGCGATCACGGCCTACACCAAGCGGTTCGACACCTGGTACAAGGCGATGCAGGCCTACGTCGTGCGCTACAACCTGCACGCCATCGCGGCGGCCACCATGAGCGTGACCGTGGCCGGCGTCGACAAGGGCAAGGTCACCGTCGAGCAGATGCAGCGCATCCTCGCGCGCCCGGGCGGCAAGCAGCACGTCACGGAGCTCGTCGAGGTCCTGGAGCAGCTGTCCATGGAGGGGGTCGACATCGTCGCCCCTCATCGCTCAGGGGCTTGAGCGGAGCCCGGAGACTCTCCTGGCCCTGCGCACCGCTCGCGCGTGGGGCGCGCCACCCATGGAGTACCTCGGCCTGGAGCCGCCGGGCAGCCCCTGGTCGCTCAAGAGCCGGGGCCTGGCCCAAGGGCTCATGCTGCACGAGGACGGCACGAACCGCCTCGGCATCCCGGTCCATGTCGCGCAGAACCCGGACAACGACGGCTTCTTCGAGGTGGACGACTCGCTGATCGACCACGC